ATCAATAACGGGTTCAATTCCCTGCCACTTTCTTTCGCCATAGTAGTACCACCCGCCCTTTCGCTCTATTAGCCCCTTTACCACTGCAAGAGAAGCAATCTCTTTGGCAAAGTCATACTCTCCTGGTAGGCAAGCACCGCCATCTGCGAAGTAAAAGTCGAAGTATGCAACTCTTTGAGGGGGCGCAGTTTTATTCTTTAATGTCCTAACCTTAATTCTCTGCCCAATACGCACCTTGTTGTTTCCAGAACCTAGTTCAATCCACTCATCTCTACGAACCTCACAACGAGTAAAGAATGCGTAGTTCTTTCCTTCGCCACCAGGAGTGGTGCGAGGGTCTCCGTGCATTACGCCAATCTTCATTCTGTATTGATTTATAACAATTCCTAGTACAGGACGTTCAGCCTCTACAAGGCTACGCTTCATAGCAGTTCCTACAACACGGAAAAACTTGTTCGTTAATAGTGCGCCTTTACCTACGGTTGCTTCATCCATATTCTTTTCCAACTCAGGAGAAGGAGAAAGGGCTGGAAGAGAGTCAATAACTAACGCATCTACCGACTTAGATTCAGCAAATGCAATTACTGCGTCGTATGCTTCTTCCATGACGCTAGTCTCTACAACAATTACTCGACTTGTATCAACACCGCACATCTCTGCGTATTCAGGAACCCACTGCTCTGCTGCAACCCATACAGTTGTAAAGTTTGGGTCTTTTGCTTGATTAGCAGCAATTGCTTTGAGTGCTACAGCAGTTTTACCGTGAGATGGTTCACCAATAAGTTCGTTCCATTGATTTCCAGGAAACCCACCACCAAGAACATAGTCAAAAGTTGTGGAGCCACTTGTGAACCTAGGAACTAAATCAGAACGAATGTCACTGGCAAATACAACAACACCATCGCCAAACTTTTTATTAAGTTGAGCAACAATCTTTTTGGCCTCATCAGTAATCATCCATCAATCCTTCCGACTATTTGTTGTGGATTAAAGTTATTCGTTGCGTCGTTTCCTCTGGCTGACTTTGTAGCGCCTTCTACTTTTGCACCAGTAAGAGAGCCATATCTACTACCTGACTGTTCTAAAGGATAGCCGCAGTCATAGCAACGCAATTTTGCGCCAGCAACACTCATATAGTTATTTGACGAACAATTTGGACAATTCTGTGTTTGTGATGCGCTCTGTGCTTTAGATAAAGGTGGTTGTGTGGGCTGTGGTTGCACGTAAGGAGTCATAGGCTGTTGTGACGGTGGCATAGGCATATTTGGTTGCCGTGGTTGCACTGGCTGTGGTGCAGGCTGTCCTGCAAGTTTATTAGCCCACCAGTTTGCGTTACTCATTAGTCCTTTGCCTCTCCCCATCTGTCGACTATCTTTGCTTCAGCAATAAGCGGAACTGTAATCTCTGGAAGTTTGATTCCTTCCATCGACTCGCGGATTGCTTCTGCCACATCTTCCGCTAAATCTTCACGGGCAACAGTAACCAACTCGTCATGCACGGTCAAAATGACATTGGCTCCTGGCTCATCTACAAAGCAAGAGTGAGCCCTAACAATGGCTAGTTTCATAATGTCTGCTGCAGAACCTTGAATTACTGTATTAAAAGCCTGACGCTCTGCTCTTGACTTTAGTCCTTGGTCTCTGGACTTTAGGTCAGGAATATAACGACGGCGACCAAACAAGGTAGACACATACGGTGTAGGTGTCTGGGCAGCAGCCATACGGATAACTCTGGCTTTATATTTAGAGATATCGCTAAACTGTTTGCTGAATCGGTCTAATAAGTCTTTGGCATCCTTGACGGTACAACCAATGCTTTGAGCAATTTTTTCTGGTCCTACTCCGTAAGACATGGCTAATACTAAGACTTTACCAGCCTTTCTCTCAACGCCCATAGTGTTGCCGATAGTGGTATATATGTCTCCACCCTCTAAATAGTTATTCATCATAATTGGGTCATTGGAGAATGAAGCAATAATGCGAGGCTCAATCTGACTGTAGTCCGCCACTACTAACTTGTGTCCAGGTGGCGCGACAAACATATCTCTAATCAACTTTCCATAGTCTCCACCACTTGGGATGTTCTGTAGATTTGGGTCGCTACTAGAGAAACGTCCTGTTTCTGCTCCGTGTGGTTTGAAGTTGGTATGTACTTTGCCGTTTATTAGGAGCGATTTCTTTTCAGTGACCTTTGTTTTGCCCATGACTGTGTGAGTGACCTCGCCACCAAGGTAAGGCATTACATAAGTTGTCATTAACTTATTTAAATCTTGATATTCAAGAATGGCGTCAACTAACTCGTCTTTGCTACGGTAAAACTCCAAAGCATCAGAAGACACCGAGTAGTGTTGTATGCCTAACTTCATCGGTGCTGTAGCGGCAACCTCTTGCCCCTTTGTAGTTAGAGCAACCTTAATACGAAGATTTGGTTTGATACCTCTGCCACCATCTTCTTTTGGTGAAAAGAGCAACTTCTGCTTCTCCTGTACGGAGTTCATTGCAAAAGGTCTGCCAACCAACTTCCAGGCTTTAGCCTTAGCATCGTCAATGTCTTTTTCAAGGCGCTTTTTCAATTTAGTCAATTCTTCAACATCAATATTTGCGCCCGTCAACTCCATATCGCAGAGGGCTGCAAGAACATCCATTTCAAGACCCCACACACGGCTTAAATCGCCCTCTAACTTAGGCTTGTAGGCCTTGTATAGAGCATAGGTAGCCTCGGCATCTAGACCAGAATACTTTGCCACATCACTGAATGAGTGAATCTCTACCTGTGCTCCAACGCCTTTTTCAACTACGATTCCTAGTTCTCGTTTAGCGCAATCTGCTAGTCCTAGGTATCCCCTAAGTCTGTTGTCAATTATGAAGCCAGCCATCATCGTGTCAAAGAACGGCTTATTAGGAACAACACCACGGTAATACTTTGCAATTGATTTTAAATCAAACTTTACATTGTGACCTATCTTTAACTTGTCACTAAAAAACAAAGGCTTCAAAGCCTTGAATACATCTCCAGGTAATAACTGTTCAGGAGCAGGACCAAATACTGGTTTCCACTTTGCTTGATTCTTCGAATAGTCGGTTTCTTTTAGTTCTTTTCCTGCAGCCAACTTTCGCTGACCACTAAGCAATAACTCTTTATCCCAGTTTAAAAACTCACCATTGGGATGACCCATAGGAATAACGTCTGTACGTCCTTCTGTTGCTAATGAAATCCACAGCACGTCATTTACGACAGGCTGAATACGGTTTTCTCCAACAGATTCGATATCAAATGCGAACGCATCTACCTCTTGATAAAAAGAAACTAAATCTTCTAACTGCTTTTTTGTTGTAATGATATTCATAAAACCCTCTCTTTAAAGTGAGAGAGCCTGAAATGGAGGTAACAGGCTCTCCCACGTGTGGAAACTAACTAGGCTACAGAACGAGCAACGTCTAGTAGTTCAGAGCGAGGGGTCTCTCGAATTACTTCTGCTGTATAAGGTTCAGCGGCTGCTACAAGTTCATTAACCTGTTCTTGGTTAAGTTTCCACTCCTCGGCAAGGTCACGGCCACGGACGAAGTTGAGGGTGTACTGCGTCGTTGGGCCAGTGCCTAATCGAGAAATCTCCCAGAACTCTTTTGAAAGAGGTCCTTTGCGCTCGTCATCATGCGCTTTCTTAATTTGACGAGCCAGTGATGGTGGTGCAGTAAGAATCTGTACGCCCTGCGATTCACCAGATAGTACGAGTACATTAAATGCAAACTTTCCACGAGGCTTGTCTCCAAGAATCTCGCAGAGTGGGCACCCATCTCCCATGCAGACAAAAGACTTCTTGCCCTTTGGGCGTTCAATCCAGTGCTGCTCATAAGTTGCAAATGGGGAATCTTCGAGGAACTTCACTAGTTGAGGTTCTTCGGAGAAACGGAAGTCAGTCGGAAATTCCGAGTTGTCTGACTTAAGAAGTGCATCTACGGCGTCCCAGCCTTGCTGCACAGTAGTTCCAACCTTCGGTTGGGCTGTTTCACTATCTTCATCAAGATAGTCATCTGCATTTACTGCAGGTTTTGTAATTGGCATTTATTTCCTTTTTGGTAGTGAGGCACTGAGCAATTCGTATCTCTGTACGGGTTATTGCTTCTGGCTCTCGATGGATGTGAGTTCCTTCCAGCGCTTTAATAAAGCCTCTGTCAGGTCTTCGTGTTGATTCCACTCTACACGAGCAGAACCTAAGAGATTGCGTTTGGCGAACTCGTCAATTGCAGCCTCTATTAATGAACGAGTATACACCCTATTTCCTCCAGTCTTTTGACCCTTTAAAGTCTTAGACCGTAACCGATAGGGAGCACGAGGTATGTAACCTTTTCGTTCCCATAGGCGAACAGTAACTATGGTCTTTTCCAAAGCCTGTGCAAGAGCACCGATTGTATAGACCTCAGTTTCTTTTCCACCTAATGTTTTGATGATTGGGTTTTCATCCCAACCATTTGTCTCGCCGCTTTTACGACGAGAAACTTTTGGGTCTGGTTCTCTTCTTTTTTTCTTAGAACCAGGAATATACTCAAGGTCTTTAAAAGCCTCGATTATTTCGTCCTCACCTCTTAGTCCTGGCATAGTTATCTCTTATTCATCACCAATGCCCAGACCACAGTCTGTGGATACATTTCATCAATCTCTTCTTCAGTTAACTCGTCACTGTAAAGCGCAGCCATAAGAGCATCTTCATCGATTACTTCAACAGTTTTGATTAACTTATCACGAAGTCCTTTTTCATCAATGATGTCGAATGCGATGTCTTCATCAATCTTTCTAGTTACTCTGCGTTGCTTCGTAATGGAGCCGAAGCCTTCAATTTCTTGAGGCAATTCAAAAATGATATTTCCTTTATCATCCGTTTCGCCGTTTTCTTCAATATGTGAAAACAAATCTTCACGAAGAGATTTCATTTGGTCTTGAAAATACTCAACTTGTTTTTTAAAGAACGCATATTGCTGTGCTTGTGATAGGACGTCATCCTTATCAACAGTTCTATCTTCCTGTTTAGCAACGCGAGCCATGATTACCCTCCTACTTTGGTCTGAGAAATGAAGTTCAAAAGACTTCCTACGGTCAAGTCTATACCACCACGAGAGTTGATTCCCTGACCGTCCATTACCGCATCAGCCACCGCATTCTTCTGCTGTAGCATCTCGTGTTGGCGCTCCTCAATAGAGCCCTCCATAAGCAGGTCCTGGATAGTTATTGTAGGCCAACGACTAGATGCCCGCTTTATTCGCCCGTTTCTTTGCACTGCTAGTCCAGCATTCCAAGGTAAATCATAGTTAATCAAAAGGTTTGCATTAGGGAGGTCTACCCCATACCCACCAGCGTCTGAAGAGATGAATACTCGGCACTCTGGGTCATTTAAAAACTTTTCTTTGCTTTTTTCTTTTTCCTTAGAGTTCATCTCTCCTGTGTAGATAGTGCCACCAAGTTCACTGTGTATTAAATCAACGGCTCCAAGATAAGACGTGAATACAACAACCTTTGCATCAGGGTCAGTGTCTAAGTGTTCCGTTACGTATTGCTTCAATGCTTCTAGTTTTGGGCTTTTTATATTAGTCACTTTTAAATGTCCATTGTTAAATAGGTAGTTTGCATAGGCGCTGCCAACTTTGCCGTCGTAATTAGCGCCGCTAGCCGCAAGAATTACTGCTGAGTCACATACCATTCGCAATGCGGTTATCTTAGACATTATGGAACCACGCATCATGTCTGCGGGACTTCCAGGTTTATGTCCTTCCCCGTAATGAGCAGCGATAGAAAAACTGGCACCAAGAAGTTGTTGTGCTTCAAGTAACTCATTACGAAGTTCTTCAGCAATAAATGTGTATAGTTTTTTACTTGCCGAATCAAACTTTATCAATAGAGGCTCACGATAAATTACGCTAGGAAGATACGGAGCGACATCGGGGTCAGTCTGAACTTTACGAACAGACGAAGACTTCATCTTTTCGTGAAATATCGGAAGATTGCGATAACGCTGTACTCCACCAAAATGGTTACGAACTATAAAGGTTTGGTCAAATAAATCAAACCTTCCCAATAAATTTGGATTAACAAACTGCATAATGCTGTAGACCTCTTCAGGTTTACCGTTCTCAATAGGAGTACCAGTAAGAGCAAAACGTACTGGAACATTACGTGAAAGTTCCTTTACCTTCTTAGACCGCTTAGACCTAAAGCCTTTAATAGCCGTTGCTTCGTCGCATACGACTGCATCCAAATATAGTTTTTTTACTATATCCCAGTCATTGACCACAGACTCATAATTTGTTACTAAGTACCTTGCATCAGAGGCATACTGTGCTTCTCTGACTTTTTTGTTTCCGTCGATTACCTGAACTGTGGAATTAGAGAATTTCTTTATCTCCTTCTCCCATTGATATTTTAGGCTTGATAGAGCAATAACTAAAACTTTATTAGGAGACAACTGTTCAATGGCGGCAATAGTCATACAGGTCTTACCAAGACCCATTTCGTATGCAACTAGCATTTTCTTTTCGCCAACCATACGACTTACAGCCTCAACTTGGTAAGGCTTAAGAGTTCCACTAAACAAAGAATGCCTCTTTGCCTAGGACATAAGACTTGGCGTTCTCTATACCGCGATGAATCTCATCTACAGTCATATCGCCTGGGTCTTTTACATCTATGTTCTTATAGTCAAAGAAGAAC